TGAAATAACCAAATAAAATATCTTGGATCAGTAATTAAGAATATAGCATCTGGTTTTTCCATATTAATCAGTTGTCTAATTAAATTAGCATCACCATATCCATTAGTTGGATATAATGTAACTGAGCTATCAGTTAATCCAGTGTTGGTGTTAGTATCTGGGGATAGGTCTAATCGTTTACCTTGTTCAGGGTGATTAATAGCTCCTCCAACATTTACCCAGTTAAAATGTTGAGCTGTGTTAATTACTAATTCTCGAGCAACAGTTGCTACACCTGAGTGTACTCTAATGTCATCACAGATTAGTAAGATTTTCTTCCTCTCATTCTGAGGGAGATAAGCAAAACTTGAATTCATATAACTTTTTTTTATCGATTTAAATTATTGTGGTTGTGGATGTTTTTGCGAAATTCTTCATCTGTAAGATATAAATGAACTGTGCGATCTACAAGCTTCTGTAAAGAGAACTTATGTTTTACACAACTCATTTTAAAATCTTCAAATAACTCGCTTTGTACTTTGACACTTGTCAGTGTCATTTCTTTTTTAGTCATAGCTTTTATTTATTGTTTTAACGTATATAAATATATATACTATTGATAAAAGTTACTTATTACATAAATCTTTTTTATCATTATAAGGGCACCATTGACAATTCTTTTGTACAGTAATTGGATGAGTAGTATCCTTATATGATCCATCAGTGTTAAAACATTGTTCAAGAAAGTTATTAATTGCTGTCACTGCTTTCTTTATTTTAATTTTACCACTTGGTGGTGAGTATTCTTGAAGACGGCTTTGAGGAAACTCACTTTCCTCCCATATCTTTCTCTTTAATATAAGAAAATCTACTTCAATTTGATCTTCAGGAACATTAAATTGTTGACTAAAGAAATACTTATAAAGTATTAATTGGAATTGTTTACCTTCATCCTTTTTAGTCTCATCATTCCATCCTCGAGTAGACGTCTTAAAGTCGATTATCTTAAATGTACTTGTAGGTTCGTGATATAATACCAAGTCGATGAAGCCCTTGAATAATACGTTTTTAAACGCGCTATTAGGCGTCATTACAATTGGTAACTCAACCTTAACTAAACTCCATCCTTTTTTACTAAAGTATTGACCTCGTTTCTTTTTAAATTGATTAAGTATGTTTAATCCATCTTCATAGAACTCTCTCATTTCAACTGCTCCACTAAAATGAGTACTTTTATTTTTCTTATACTCGTCTAAATACACCTTACGAAATGTCTCCTCAAATTGTTCCTCGATATTAACTCTATCAGCTGCCGCAGCGCTTTCCTCAAACATCACTGTTAAGTGACTTTGAAGTACTTCATGCATTGCGGTCCCAAATACAGTATGAATGGTTGGTTTATACTCCTGTAATCCGTCTTTATATTGTAGTTCCCATTTGTGAGGACATTCTTTATAAACAGAAAACTGGCTATAAGAGATAGTCTTATGATAAGCATAATTTATCTCTTGAGGAGTATAACTCCTGATAGTCTTAACTATCGATGGTATTTTGTTACTCACAATTTGTTTTCTAGAAGGAATTGTTGTTTGATTTTTTCAAGATATAAAATAGCATCCATATGTTCTTGTTTAGCATGTTCGATCCATTCTAACAATGTTAGATCAGTTCTATCTAAATCAGTACCATATTTTGCTTTACCTACAGCACTTCGTTCTTCAAACTGCTTGATTATTGATGAAACTATACTATCCATTTTTTAATAACTTTTTTTGTTCTTTCTCTTCAACTCCTAGTTTAGTTAGGATACTTTTCACACCTGATTCTCTTAATATGTCAATATATTCTTCTGCTTCACCAAATGAACATTCAAAGTAGTTAGCAATATGTTTAAGCAATGATTCTTGCTTTTTCTTTTTAGTGGATTTGATATATTTGAAAAACATATTATTTTTAGGTATCATATATAAATATATATTATATGTTTTCTCCTTATCAGAATATGGAAAAATCTGCACTAAATTCACGAATTCTATGTACTCAGGATTCATACTGAGGAAACGATGAATCATATAGCAATTAAATGACTCTTTGTCTTCCTCAGTAAATGATTCCCATTTTGATTTATTATAGGTAATTTCCTTTAACCAATCAAATATTGTCATACTCTTCTCTAACTTCTTTAGGTAACATTTCTACTAATACTTTTCCTGTCTTCACATCATAAAAACATGGAATAGGCATAATAGCATCTTCTGTTGAACCAGTCAAGAATTTAGATACTTTACGTAAAATTACTCCCTCGGCAAATACATGATTTCCATCAGGTGAGACAATAGGTTGGGTTTGCTTGAAGTCTACATTGACATTAAGCTGCTGTTGTTTTGATTCACTCATAACTTTATTTATTATTAATTATTTTTAAAATTGAGGCTAATAAAGCCATTACATTGATCTCTTTATCAATTCTGAAGTTGGCATGATACATATAATTTTCTATTTCAATAACAATCATTGCTTTTGATAGATCATTATTACCATACTCATCTAAACTATCATATAGGAATCTATAAATCTCTTCAAAGTCATCCAAATTACTATCAGCAAGTATTTGTCTAATGTTTTTGAAACTAGATTTAGTTGGTGATTTAAGTTCCTTTAATACTCCATCTTTATAACTGTTTGATGATAATATTGCTTTATCTATTTTAAGATATAAGTCATTAGCACCCCCATCAACAGTATTTACTTGACAAGTATTAAGTATTTTTCTAACATCTGGGTAATGTTTATTAACTACTAAAGCTAAATCTTCTATTGTATAAGTAATATCTTCTTTATCTAAAATGATAACAACATGTTGTGCTACTTCTTTTTTAGATGGAGGTGTAATTTTTAATACCTGGCATCTAGATTGAAGTGGATCAATAATACGTTCAAGATAATTACATGTTAATATAAATCTAGTAGTACGAGAATATGTCTCAATAATGTTTCGAAGTGATGCTTGTGCTTGTATAGTTAAGAAATCAGCTTCATCTAAGATAATAATCTTAATTGGTTTAAATGAAGCGCTTGAAGCAAAACCTTGAACTTTATCTCTAATAGTATCAATACCTCTTTCATCTGAGGCATTAATATAGAGGAAATCACAATCAAAGTTATTTACAATTAATTTAGCTAATGTTGTTTTACCTGTTCCAGGTGTACCATACAATAGTAAGTTTTGTAAATCGTTTTTCTTAATATATTGAGCAACAATAGATTTTAGTTGCTCATTACCAATATAGTCTTCTAATGTTTTAGATCTATACTTTTCTACAAATAAACTATTTTCTTTCATATAACCAAATATAATAAAAAATGGCCCTAAGGCCAAATTTTAATATAATATGTTTTTAAATCAATTAAGAAATATCAACTCCAGCTTTTGTTAAAATATTAGCTATACTTCCAGCTAAAAGACTTTCATCTGCACCCCAAGTGCTATCATCATAAGCATTAGCACCATTACCAAGAGCATCAAATAATAGGTTTAATGCATCCATGTATGATTCTTGATCAAGATGTTTTCCTGTATTTTCAGACATTCTTTCTTTGTATTCTGATTCAGTAAGTAAACCAGCTGATTTTTGCATTTTATAAAATTCCTTATTCATAGTATTAGTTTAATTATACATATCAATAATCTCCATACATGTTAAATTTCTTTGGAGGAGGAGGTGGGGGTGGTGCTGCTTTTTCAACCACTACACTATCAATAGCATATAATTTACCTTTCATAGGTGACAATCTAAAATCACATGTTAGTCCTCCAAGCTCTTCAAAATAACCTTCTAGTACTTCAGTTAGTGATTTATACACATGATTAGGATCACTTAGCAATACCCACTGGTCTCCCGGTGGATATCGCTCAGCGATCAACACTAATTCTTCTTTGACTTCGGTAGCCATTAGAACATGCCTCCCATTCCGCCCATCATATCATCCTGTTTTTTATCTTCAGGCTTATCAACTACAACTGCTTCAGTTAATAATATAGTTGAAGCTACTGATGCTGCATTTTGAATAGCACATCTTGTAACTTTAGTTGGATCAATAATACCAGCATCTTTCATATTAACAAATTTCTCAGTTAATAGATTATATCCTTTCCAATTATCACTTCCACCTAACTTATTAATCAAATAATAAGCTTCTTGTTCTGTGGAACCAGCGTTAGTAAGAATTTTCATAAATGGTGAACCACATGCTGTGTAAACAATTTGTCCACCTACTGATTTGCGATTCTTAATTGCTTCACGAGCATATAATAAAGCAGCGCCACCTCCAGGTACAATACCTTCTTCAATTGCAGCTTTAGTTGCTTGAAGTGCATCATCAACTCGGTCTTTCTTTTCTTTGACCTCAGTTTCTGTATTTCCACCTACGTGAACAATAGCTACTCCTCCGACAAACTTCGCGAGTCTTTCTTGTAGTTTTTCTTGTTCGAAAGGTGTTTTTGCTTTTTCGATTTGGAGCTGTAACTCTTCAATACGTGCTTGTATTCGTTCAGATTCTCCTCTTCCGTCAACGATTGTTGTTTCATCTTTTGTAATTGTAACTAATCGGGCTTCACCAAACCATTTTGAATCAAAACGATCTAATTTCATACCCTTGTCAGTACTAAATACCTCACCTCCTGTTAAAATTGCGATATCATCTAAAATAAGTTTTCTACGATCACCGAAGTCAGGAGCTTTAACTGCTGCTACTTTAATTGTACCTCTCATTTTATTAACAATAAGTGTAGCTAATGCTTCACCATCAATATCTTCTGCAATGATAAGCAATGATTTACCTTGTGATGAAACACTTTCTAATAGTGGTAATAATTCTTTAATACCTGAGAAACGCTTATCAGCAATTAAAATCATAGCATTCTCAAGTGTACAACTCATTGTATTGTTATCTGTAACAAAATAATGAGATTTGTAACCACGATCAAACTGCATACCTTCTACTGTTTCAAGATATGTTTCACCTGATTTAGATTCTTCAATGTAAACTACACCTTCACGACCTACTTTATTCATTGCGGTTGCGATTAACTCTCCTACTTCAGGATCATTATTACCTGAGATGGTAGCTACTTGCTTTAATTGTTCTTCAGAGCTAATGTCTTGTGAAATACCTTTGCGTAATTCTGCAACTACATCTTTAACTGCGGCATCAATATCACGTTTGATAGATACTGCATTTACTCCATTGTTTAAGTGCACTAAACCGGCTTTAACCATTTCTTGAGCTAACAATGTAGATGTAGTTGTACCATCACCTGCTCCTTCAGCTGTTTTAATAGCTGCTTGTTTTACAAGTTGTACACCTAATTCTTCAATTGGATCTTCAAGTGAAATACTTTTTGCTACTGATACTCCGTCTTTTGTAGATTGTGGGTAACCACCTTGATTTGCAATAACCACATTACGACCATTTGGACCTAATGTAGATGTAACTGCGTTTGCTAATTTGTCGATACCAGATACAAGTTTTTTCCTTGCTTCAGGACCGAATTCGATAATTTTACTCATATTATTGTTCTGTTGTTTGAATGATTGCTAATACTTGGTTTTCAGGGCATACCCAATACTCTTGTCCTTCCAATTCAATTTTGTTTGGACCCATACTTGGTAACATTACTTCCATTCCTACTTCTAATACGGTAGGGATAAATGCTCCTGAGTATGATGATTGACCTGGGCCTACAGATACGATTGTACCAATAAGCGCTTTTTCTTTACCCATGTCGGGTACAATGATGGAACCGAACATTCCTTCTTCTTCTTCACGGGGTTTAATGATAACCGCGTTAAACGTTGCTTGTAACTGTTTCATATTAAAAATTAAATATTTGATTGATTTCTTCTTTTACTCGTCTCCATTCAGTAATATACTCATGAATAGTATCATATACTTGACGTTTTTCTATTTTTAACTTAGCAATTGAACTCATTGCTGAGCCAAAGTTAGTATGGAATGAAACAGCTTTAACTGATTCTTTAGTCCGTGTTTTACGACCTCTTCCCTTAGTATTTGTACCTGGGTAGACAGTTTCATAAATTGTGTAGCTGTTTGCGTCGCGACCGATGAAATACGGTTCGATTGACGGATCTTTGATCAGTGTAACTGATGATAAATCGCTTTTTTCCATAACTTTTATTTTATTGTAATATAACATTTTTTGTTTGGGTAGCCAAACTTTATTATAAATATGTCGACTTATTGTTCTTTTGCCACAATATAGTAAGTACTTTGTAATTCTTTATGAGAAAACATTAACTTCATCAACCCATTTGAATTTATATACAAAATACCAGATTCAGAACCTTTATTAGCAACTAATATTTCCTTTAACAAATCAGAACCATATACTAAATTAAATGTTGAAGGTACATTTATAGTTGGATTTTGAATGGAATAAGTAACTTTATTAGCATATTCAACATCGCCTCCGAAAGTAAACTCTAAACCGTTTAAACCTAACTTAACAACAACGTTATCACTATTTGTTAATGCATTTTTGGCTTTAACTAATGCTGTTATCGCTTCATCATCAATTGGTACTTGAATCTCATGATCCTCAGAACCATTATATTTACCTGTTTTAGGAATAGTTAGTAAGTCAGCTAAGGCATAGTCTAGATTAAACTGATTGTCTGCTATTAATAGTTTAGATATTATTCTGCCTTCTTTAGCATAACCAAGATCTAAATCACCACCTGTAATAGATAATAATTTATCTAGTTGTGTAGTGTTATTAATTCCAATTTCAGATTCGGGTAATGGAAAACCATTATAAGTTACTGTTCCTAACATCTCACGAGTAGGAGCTGTAAAGTTAATAGTTAGCTTTCCATTAGCGTCTATTTCCCATTTAACATTTTCAATTTGACCATTTAAATGGTACTTTTCAATAATTGCTTGTAGTTGTATTTTAGATATCATATTTGTAATATAATAAAGATTTTTTAGAAGGCAAAGAATTTATTAACATTTGCATTTAAAGGTGGGAACTCCCATTTTAAATCCTTATAAAGTTCCTTTAATTTGTTTAGTAGTAGCGATTCAAAAATTTCATCTACATCAATATATGTCTTAACAAACTTCTCAATTTCATCAGGTACTTTAGCATTTGGTAATCCAATTGTATCTAACTTATAAGGATTAGCTTTTAAGTTAATAATGAATATTTTATCACCTTCTACTACTGATTCGTATTGTTTATCCAGGCGTTTAAACTTTAATAAGTCATTATAACGAACAGCTGCTTTAGTATTACTAGGTGCTTTTAATCTAAATGTACTAAACATTTCACCTGCTCTAGGAGCGTTCCTATATGAAGCTATTTGTTTTACACCTGTTGGTTTACCTAATTCTCGAGGGTCTAATGTCTTAACTAATTTATAGAAGTCAATTATTGTCTGATCTATTTCTGATTTGGCTTTACCAAACAAAATATCTTTAATAAATTGTTCACCAAATCCTTTAAATCGTTTATTCATGTTGGACTTCATTAATTCAAGCCCTTTCATATCTAGTTCTTCAACAGCAACACCTTCCTTATTAGTAATATACATTGCATATCTTCTCTTACCTGTAACTAAGATACCTTTAGCGATTACCTCTTGTTTTAGTTGGAAATAATGTTTTTTAGGATTAATATTAAATACTTTCTTACATAACTCATTTAAGTAGTAATTTGACTCATCTTGAATTTCAGTAGCCATTTTTAATATTAATTCATCTTTCTGGTCAGGTGTTGAGCCAGGGTATCTATGTTTTAATAAATCACCTAATTCAATATACATAGAGTCAGTATCACTAATACAAATAAACTGTTTATCTGATTTTAATTCAGTGTTTAGTTTATCATTAGCAAATATAATACTTTCTTGGATTAATTTTTGACCACTGTTAGTAATAGCAGCACTACAAATCAAATGCCCGTCAGTATATCTCCATCCATTCTTAGCGAATGTACCATACATAGCGTTTTGTAAGATCTTAAATGAGTGTTGGAACAAATCATATGATTTATAGTTAACCCAGTCTTCAGATTTACCTGCTGTTTTCTTTAAACCTCTATAATGTTCTCGTTTATCAAACCAACCTTCTAAAATCTTAGCAACTACACTTTGTTCATCAGTTCTAAACATAGCACCTGAGGCTGATAATGTGAATTCATTATCTTCAATTATCTTAATCAGTTTACCAACTGATATTTGGGCTGCTTGTAATGTGTAGTTCTTTTTATTTATTTTTTCAACTGTTATTACTTCATTAGGATCTCGTTCTTTAAGTTTTTCTAAACTATGATTCTGTTCATAGGTAGGATTTAAAGTGACAATTCTACCTACTAATGTTTCAATTCCTAAATTAAGTGATTTGATGATTGAAGGATATAGTGAGGTAAAGTCTAAGTCAATCACATCAAAATATAAACCTGGTACTGGTTCTAATATAAATCCACCAGCATAAGTTGAATTAGCTAATCTAAGAGATGGGTTATGAGTTGTTGGTTTATTAGGTGAAATAATACCTTCACGCCGTAAGTGTTTTAGAATAGCACCTTCATTCATTACAGTGTTATAATAAACTGATTCATAAGGTATATTACAGATATGAGAAATCATAACTGTTAATTCAATAAACTTTAATTTGTCTTCTAGTTTTTCTAGAATTTCAACGTCTCGTAAGTTATAATCAATAAAAGTATTTAAATCATTTTTAAACAATGTATTCAAATTACCTTCATATTCAATTTTACCTAATCCAACATATTTAGTTCCAATGTCACCTAATTTATATGATGGTTCCTCTTTCATAATGTACTTTTTATGAAGTAACATATAATCTAGATGATTCACACCTCCAATTTTAATTTGATTTTCACCATTAAATTCACGTGCTTCTACTTTACCTAGTGGAGATAAACGGCTTACCTCGTCTGTACCTACAACTTGCGACATTCGGTAGTATAAGTACGGTAAGTCGAAGTAAGCCGAGTTATAGCCGACTAATATGGTAGGATCTAACTCTTCATACTTAGATAAAAACTTACCTATCAATTCTCGTTCTGAACCACAAGGTATAATAATTTTATCGTCCTGATTTGTTTCAGATATTTGTTTTGACTTATCAACAATAAAACATATCTTTTGTTTAGTAGTCATGTCTATCAGAGCAATAGATGTTAAAGGCATAGGAGCAGACCTAATATACTCAGGTGTTAATGCACCTCCCATTTCAATCTCGATATCTATATAGACTATATTATGCCAAGAAGGAACTACATCATCAAATTTGTAATATAATTCTCGCAACACATACAATGATTTATCAATATCTTTTTCTAATAAATCAGGATCGTTTTTGTCTAATTTTTTAGTAGGTATAGCCCATCCACCTGTTAATACAGGTTTAGCTCCATCTTGCCATTCATTTACTCTTTTCCAGTAAGTAGGCTGGAATTGGAAATCCATCCAGCCTTGTTTATCATCTCGTAAATGATAGGTATAAGTTTGAAAATCGTAATAAATTGCTTGATACATAACTTTAATATAATAAAAAAGACTTGGTTACCCAAGCCTAATTTAAAATATTTAAATTATGTTTAGTATAAAATACTAACAGATAAATTAACTTTATTAGCACTACCTGATAATGCATTATCAACAAGTCGGAAAGTATTATCAGATGTGAATGTGTTTAGATATAATGAAGATGAATCAGATCCTGAGAGGAATATACTAAAACTACTTGTAGTAGAAGAATAATAAGAAATATTTAAAACACCAAATATACTTGAAGATATTGAGCTTCCGGATACTGGTGTAAAAAATAATCCACTCCCTCTAGTAAATTTAAAAGATCCAGTACCTATTCTTGACCAAGATCCTGATGTTTCAAATTTATCTGGACCTACAGATACTGTTGGAGCGTTTGAACCTGTTTGTGTAATTGATGCAGTGTATAATAATATTGATGCCATAATGTTTTTAGTTTGGTGTTATGTTTAAGGTCATTTGAAATTTAACATTGTTTATATTAGTAATATAATTCCCACTAGCATTATAACCACTTATTGATAAATATGGTGTAAGTGAATGGAACCAATAAAGATCATAGAATTGAGGGGTACTTGTGTAAGTACTTGTTTCATATAGAGAACCTTCTGCTGTTCCTATATAATTTTTTCCAATCATTCTTACTATAGGTGCCCCAGTCATGTAAGGATTAATGTTCCATGTCATTCTCATTGTACCTGGGGCTCCTACTCCACCTGCGCTTATATAAGGATTACCTGATGCTGAATTGAAAGTACCTGGGGCTACACTATTAAAGTTTTGACTTATAGCAGCTGCACCAGCCCAAGTCCAACTATTAGCATTAGGATCTCCAACTCCATTTTGTAAACCCCATGTTGTTAACATAGTATCAAAAGTATCAACTGGGTAGAAAGAAGCAAAAGCAGGCCATGGAAGTGAAGATGGAGCAGTAGTTCCTTCAAAAAATACTCCGGTATTAGCTTGAGTGTTTAATTGTAGGTAAGAATATTGCTTAAATGACCCAGTTATATTAGTTCGTATAGATATAGAATTAACTCGTTTCCATACATTAAATGGGATATAATATGCAAATTGTGATGGACCTGCTGTTCCAATTCCAAATTCTAAAGGATTTCCGTTTGAAAAAACAGTACCTGTTGCAGAATCAGGTGTTATTATTTTAGTTGATTGATTAACAAATGATAATCTACCGCTACTAGTAGCGTTATAAGTTATCTCTCCAGTATTATATACTGTGTTTCCATTTGGGATATTAGTTGATGACCATCCACCAGGTAGAGGATTTTCATAACAATCAAATGTATATGCTTTTCCATCTGATGGGATTGCAAAATATCCATTTACATCTCCATTAATATCACCGCTTGCTGTGCTAGGAAATACAAGTAATTCTACCCCACCTTTATTAATAACAGTTACACTTTTTCCCATTTTAGGGACTTCTGGTAATCTGCAACAATAAGAACTTGTAGTTAATGATCCTGTAGCAACAATGTTTATTCCGTATGTTAGATAGGTTGTGGTAGTTGTTGTTAGGTTACCAAGTGAACCTGAAGCTACACCAGTTGGTGTAAATGTATTTATTTGTTGAATTACTCCTGAACCTGTTGTTGAGAATCTTAAATCTCCACTGGCAGTCATACTACCCTCTAAATTAAATTGACCTGAAAGTGTTGGCATGTTTTATGTTTTGTTATAAATATTATTAAACTAATCTGATCTGTATAAAACTTACATTTCTATATAACCCACCTACTGGTATTCCAGCTGCTGCTGCGGCTGTGTCATCTGCATAACTAGCATCTAATAATCGAGGAAGTACTATTGTTCCTAATCCACTAGCTATAGCTCCATCAACATTTAATACCCCATTAACATCTACATTATTATTATATGCTGCGAATAAGGTTGAGCGGGCCGCGTTACTAGTACCATTTCCTATAAAAAACTTACCTTCTGTACTATCCTGGCCATTATATTTACCAACTGCTAGTTGATATTGACCTAATGTTATAGTCCCAAGCCCTTCAGCATGAGAATAATTTCCTTGTGCATTTACACCAGATCCTTCAGCGTGTGAGTATTGTCCTGAGGCTGTTGTTTGATGTCCTTCAGCATGTGAGTTAATTCCAGTAGATATTGTTTGATATCCTTCAGCATGTGAGTAGTTTCCTCGAGCTATAGTACCTTGCCCTTCAGCGTGCGAATATGACCCAGAAGCTATAGCGCTAACACCTTCAGTGTGTGAGTAGATTCCAATCGCAGTTGTACTATTACCTTCAGCGTGTGAATAGTTTCCAACTGCTCTCGTACTATTACCTTCAGCATGTGAATATGAACCTGATGCTCTTGTGTTAAGTCCTTCAGCATGTGAATATGAACCTGATGCAATTGTACTTTGTCCTTCAGCATGTGACCATGAACCTGATGCTAATGTACCAAGTCCTTCAGCATGTGAATACTCTCCTCGTGCTATTGTATATTGACCTTCAGCATGAGAAGCATAGCCTGCAGCTAAAGTATTAAATCCTTCAGCATGTGCAAAATCATATGAAGCACTAGTGTTACTACCTTCAGCGTGTGATGCATAACCACCAGCATATGAAAATTCTCCTTCAGCGTGCGCGTATGTATTATCTGCTATTGTACTAATTCCTTCAGCGTGTGAGTAATTATTTTTTGCTTGTGTTGAAGATCCTTCTGTGTGTGAATAGTTTCCTGTAGCTATTGTGTTAAGTCCTTCAGCATGTGAACCAAGTCCATTAGCACTAGTTCCTACACCTTGTGCTATACTAAGTACTTTAAATAATCCGATGTCTGGGTTATAACTAAAGTTAGTACTAGTAGTGTATTTAGGTGCAGTATATGCTCCAACTGGGAATGAGTTGGAGATATCTGTGAAAAGTATATTAAAATTAGCGCTTGTATTAGTAGGTTCAACATATGTTTTTGAAGCAGATGTTACTATACCTTGAATACCATTACTAACACTTAATGTTCCTGTAATTACAGCGTTGCCAGTATATGGGAATGCAGATCCACCTCCACCACCAGCTGATGTTAGAGCATATGATGCTGTTAAAGCATATGAAGAAGATAAAGCTGGGTTTGTGCTATCATGAATAGATCCGGTTACATATGAGGCAGTAATAGCTCGAGATGCTGTTGTTGCAAAAGATGAGCTAATAGCATTTAATACATAACTTGCAGTTTGTGCTGTTACAACATATGATGCTGTATTTGCTGTTAAAGCAAGTGTTGCTAATGAGGCGTTACTACTAGTAAGTGATTGTACTGATGCTACACCTATTCTAGCATATCGAGCATCACCTGCTGCTTCATCTAATGGAGCAATTGTTAACCATTGACCTACTGAACCTGATTTGAATATGTACGCATCCCCATTATTTGCGGGTGTTGCATCTCCTGATATTATCCATACAGTCGCATTAGCTATAGATGCAGTTATTGCTCCGGATGAAGAAATTACTAATGAAGCTGAGTCTCCAGTGACCACTGTCCCTAATGATAAAGGAATATTTCCTGTTCCATCAGGCTCAACTCCATTAACTGTTCTTACATTTGCTGTCACCATCATTCCACTAACTGAAATTCCTTGTCCTGCTGAAATTTGTACGAAATCAGCAGTTGTAGCATTTAAAGCATTATCAGCATTAGTAGCGTTAGTTGCTGTTCCTTGTAATGAACCTGTAATACCATAATTAGCTGTTAATGATGCATCAAGAGTTTGAGCGTCTCCGTTATTAAATAATAAACTATCCGTTATATTAATAAGGTTATCTCTTACATCTGCTGCTGAGATTTCTCCAGTAGTGTTGTCTGCTATTTGAGCATTAATAGCGGTTTGTAATGTGGTTTTGTTTTGTTGTGACATTATTTATCTTTTTTAAATATTAAAAGGCATTAGAAAAAGCAGCTGAGAAAGCACTAATAGATGTTCCATCATAAGCATTTGAATAAGCAGTTGAAAATGCACCAATACCAGGTGTTGGTGTTGGTGTTGTAGTTGGTGAAGATGATGGACCTGCTCCTTGAGAAATAGTAGGAATGTAGAAACTTCTTGCAGGGGCAGCACCAAATAAACTACGTTTATTAAGTATTCCTTTACCTAATTTTTCTGTTGGATTTAATGGTTTAGCTATTAAAGTACTAGCATTAATAGGTTTAGCTTTTATTTCCGCTGGTTTGAATGCTAATGTACTATCATTAGTAAGGGAAGGTCTAGCTTTTATTTCTAATGATTTAAAAGCTAATGGACTATTATTAGTAAGAGCAGGTTTGGTCACTACATCTTTTAATTTACTTCCTAAAGTACTATATCTATCTTCTAAACCCATGTGTTTTTAGTATAAATATGTATAAAAAAAGACCTGGTAACCTAGGTCTTTAATTATTTTTTAGAAGATATAATCTTATTTATCTAAAAACTGTTTAAGATTAGGTCTAAAATAGTTTATTGACTTCATTACTTTACGATCTCGAGAACGATACACTATATAGTGATCACCTTGTTTCTCATAATGACATCTTTCACCTTGTTCTTGTTCTCGAACTCGAACTGTGAAATTAGCTTCCTCTTCTGTTTTACAAACTTTACTCATATTTGAAGCTTGAACTTCAGCATAAGCAGGTAATATTTGATCTTTTAAACCATGAAGCATAGCTCCATTACCCAATGAGACATAAGTAATATCACAAAGTGCATCTAACACCTCTACAATATTTCCTGTTTCACAAGCATCTTTATATTCTTCTAGTTCCTCTAGAATAAAATTATAAACAAACATCCATTCATCTTTGGATGGGATAGTAGGTTTATAATTATTTGGTTTACCCATTGTAGCGTTAAATTCCTCTACTTCGCTAACAAATGGAACATAATTTTCTTTAGATTGAGACATGGCCATTATTTATTTTAAGTGAATCAAAAAATTCTTTACGTGCTAAATTATCATTTTCCATAAACACACCTGATGCTTTAGTAGTAACCATTGCAGCACCTTGATGTTTAATACCTCTACAACTAACACAACTGTGAGAAGCAACTACAGTGACAATAACACCTAAATTTTCTTCACAAACTTTATTCACTGCTTGATGAATTGCTGCTGTTAATTGCTCTTGAATAGCTCCTCTACGACCAAAGTGTTCTACAATACGATTTAATTTAGATAAACCAATTACTCTACCTTCAGCACCTGCGATGTAGCCAATATGAACTACACCTTTAATTGTTTGGTGATGATGTGAGCACATTGAAGTTAATTGGATGTTACGTTCAATAATTACTCCATCATAACCATCTGATGGGAATGAAGTAATATCAGTAAATCCATTGTATCGACCCGCCCATAAATCAGTAACATATGCTTTAGCTACACGACGAGGTGTATCAGCAGAATTAGGATCGTTTTCCCAATCACATTTTAATGCGGTTAAGAACTTACCAAAATGTTCTGTTGCTTCTTCAATCATTGATTGTTTTTCATCATCCGTTAATGGACGATCTAAGGCAGCACCATTTGCTAAACCTGTCTTCACACACTCAATATCGTTGTGAAATTTTCTTCTATTGTTTTCCATATAACCTAATATATTAATTTATAACTAGATTGCCAAAATATATGGCAAACTCCTTTTCTTACCTAAATCATCATCCATTCCAAATCCTACTACCCACTCATCTTCAATTATAAATCCATAAAGTGAACCCATAGGCATATCAACTTCATTAATATATCGTTTAATTAAAGTAACCATTTGAACACTAGCAGGATCAAATTGATAAAAATGATTTGCTAATGCATTCATTGTTATACCTGAGTCATAGATATCATCTATAAGATAAACATGTTTACCAGTTACATCTAATGATTTGTCTAGTATCATATTTAAATCACCTCTTTGTCTACCTTCGTATGATCTTACTTTTATAAAATCACATTCTGGATCTAGTGAAGATAATTTTTCAACTAGTTTAGAATAAAAAATAAATCCACCATTTAGTACACATACTAAAACAATAGGAATTTTTTCTGATTTATGACGGTTTAAAATTTGTGTAGCAATAGAATCAATTCTTGCTTCAATAACTTCTTTTTCAAATAATACTTTCATGTAACTCTTTTATTGAATGTAATCCTGGGTAATGTTTAATTTTTCCTTTGTTAGATAATATCACATGCGGATAATAATCTACATCAAATGCTGTTTCTAAATCTTCATTCTCATTAATACTAATGATTTCAAATCCAAGTTTCTCAGCGATTTCTTGAACCATAGGATTAGCTACTTTACATCCCCCACACCAATCAGCGTAGAAGAATGTAACAGTGTTCTTTGTCTTAAGTGTTTCGGTTAATAATTTTTTATCCATTATACTTCTCGTTTTGTGTTATAATCAAACCTCACGCCTTTGATCGAAGGCTATAATGTGCTCTCTACCTGTAAAGTTGTAACCATTATCTCTACAAAAATCCATCACCATAGGATATACTCGAATTAATTCATTTCTTGTATCACCAGGGGGCATTAACCAAGTCTTACGTTTTGGAATGTCCATTTCAACTCTAAATGCTTCAATCTCAGTCCATGCTTCAGGCATTTCAATAGGATTACAAACAGGTTTAAAATGATAATCATGATGGTATTCTAATGTCTTTCTTATTGTTTCTTTGTCAAGACGAAACTTGTTATGTTGGTCCACCATTTTTTGATCCGCAACTTTACCTTGCGGAGTAAGAGTCCCAATTGTAGGAACGCTGTTACTAAACTTAGGACTAAGAGATATAAGACCAATAGGGAAGTCAGTTTCAATGAAATGAGAGCCTTCTGTTTCAATTGTAATAAATAGGCCACGTTTTTCTGCTAAATGAGTTAATTCGTTTACTAAGTCAGGATGCATTGTAGGTGAACCACCTGTTAGCATCATTTCTCTAATGTATGGGTTATTGTCATAAATAGCTATAATATCATTAAACGTATATTTTCCTTTCTCAGGATGTATACTTGTATACCAACTATCACACCATCCACCATCTCCAAACCAACATCTGTGAGTACAGCCAGTGGTTCTAATAACTACTGTAGGCATTCCAGCTCTACTACCTTCTGATTGTACAGCAGTATATAGCTCTACAATTGGTAATTTTTTATTATAGTCTTCTATTCTATCTGGTTTTTTATTCTCCATAAATAGCTGAGTTTTTATTATGTTCTTTAAATTCTACTTGAGTAACACGTACTCTATTATTTGTTTCTTCTAGTACAAATTTATTTACTTTGTCATAAATGTATTTAGCAAATTGTTCTGCTCCTGTAGCTGGTATTACTCTTAATTGAATGAGTTTACCTGCATCCATGTCTTTAAATAATTCTAAATACTTATCATCTTCAGCTATAATTGTAGTATGGTCAAACATAAAATCCATCCATGCTTTAGGATTCATACCATCAATAGTACCTTTAGCTCTTTTCATACCACCAAAGTCCCATACCCAGTTTCTTTCATCTAATTCACCTTCAAATGTAATCTTAAATGAAATACCATAACCATGTAGAAATTGACAGTGAGTTCCATCTGCTCTCCATTGACGAAATACAGTACTAAACCCATCAAATATTTTTGTTGATTGGAATTTTGTTTTCATATTATCCTTCGTTTAACCAAGTTATAATTTGTGAGTTGGATTTTATTCCTGTAAAACGTTTAATTTCTTGTCCATTTTCTACTAAAATAACTGTCGGTACATTTCGTACATTAGCTGATTCTAAAAGAAGTGGATCAGTGTAATCAACATTTTGTTTACGGACTGGGATCTGTCTTGCGATCTCATCCATAATTGGTCCTAATGTTTGACATGGAGTACACCAATTTGCTGTATAATAAAATAATTCTTTAGGCATTGTCTTCGGTTTCTGGGTTTTGTTTTTGCATTTGTTCTTTTAACATAGACATGAATTGTCTTTCCATAGCTAGTCTATTTTTAGCTACTGTTTCATTACGTTTTGAAACACGCTTGTTGTGGGCTTTCTCACCACCTCGTTTTTTAGATGTTGGCATTATTGTGATTATTTAAAATTGTTTTTACATGTTCTACTACTGTTTCCCAACTTACTGGACCTGTCTCGTCAGCATATTCAACTGGGTCTGGTTTTCCAAGTTTCATAAATGCTTCAACTCGTTCTACAGATGATGCTGATTTGTAATCACTGTAGCAGTTAAAAAAGTAGTAAATTGGTTTATATGATGTGTTTGTACGTTTGTATACTTCATTAAAATCAAGACCTAAACATTCACAGCAACTATCTCCATCTACTAAAATACCAAACTTATCATCATCAAGATAAGGTGTGTAGTGGTATACTTTTTCAGCACCCCAATTACCCATCTTAAATGCTTCAAAATCAGCATCTCTAAACTCTTGACGACAGTCAGGATAAATAGCGTGATCACCCGCATGTATTCCCATTGCAATAGCACATTCAGTATCTTTTTGTTCTGTAATTGATAATGCAACTGCTTGAATAATAGAACTAAAAATCTTATTACGATTTGGAACTACTGTTGCTTTCATATTCTCTTCAGCATAATGCCCTTCAGGTACTTCTTCACCTCCAGTTACTAATGCTGAGTTTAATAATTGAGATAAACCATCTAATTTAATAACTTGATGTTTTACAAAATATGGATATTCCATTGTTTTAGACTCTTCATCTATAATACAATATCCATTAATATACTTAATTAAATCTTTAGCACGCTCTAATTCTACATTATGTTTTTGACCATAATCGAATGATAATGCTGTCACTTCATATTCGTTAGCGAGTAGATGAAGCAATAGTGTGGAACTATCCATTCCTCCACTTAATGATAATACTGCTTGTTTCTTCATAATTTATTTGCTATTTGTAATATAATATCTGTATCCTCGTTTGACAAACTAAGACGACCTTTTCTTAACTTTTTAATAGCATCATTCCATTCTTGTTCATACAAATTACCTTGTGTAGGGGCTACTAACCCATGCCATACATCTTCCATAACTTTTATTTTATAATTTTATCTAAACAATTAATTTTTCTAAATTTATTTACATTGTAATGCAAAGCGTACCAGTTAATATCTTCAGAGGCACGATTCATAACATGGTCAATTTTAGTAATTGGTTTTTCATCTAAACCATGTTCTTTATACATTTTATCTTCCATTGCAGCCATAATTGGATTTGAAGTATCTATACTTTCAATGAATGGGTAATTCTGGTGGAATAAAAACTCTTGAGGAGCAGCACATCCAAGTAAGTGAACTCTATCATTAGCATCAATAACCTCGCTATCATACAACCTACCTATAACATTTACTCGACCCATAGCAGTTGAAATTGCTGGTAGTGGATGTTTAAAATGATCTTTATAGTATCCAGCACCATATGAAAATGCTATTTTCTTATAACCTAATGATTTATATTTTAAATAACATTCAGCTGCTTCTTCAATATTAGTTGCTTGAACAACTGCTACTTTAGTAGTATAGTAAGGTAATTTAATTTTAGCCCATTCTGCAGCATTGTCAATAGATGCTTGCATATCTTGCCACACATCAGGTACAATAAATTCATTTGGTTCAAAGTAATTAACCCAATGTAATAGACGTTCAGTATCATAAGCATGACCTAGTTCATGTAAACTATTATCCATGATAATGTAACGACCATCTTTCTTTGCTTGGTCAAAATACTTAAAATATTCATACTCACTATCTAGTAAGTGAGGCAAACAATAATCGTAATCATTGAATGTTTGAGAGATGTTTAGTACTGCTAATGGTACTTCATGTGAGACTTTTATTTTCATAACTTATTTAATATAAATATATTTCTTTTTATTGCCAAACTATCTTTTTTAATAAGGAAGATCATTTTCTGGTCTATTTTGTAACCATTTTTTATACTGTTGAATCAATTCCTCAGTAGTACCTTCTGCATGTTCATAGATGAATGTATGTACTTGTTCTGTAGTACCACCAATCCAATGTTTTAGACTGTATTTTAGACTACTCATACGTTCTTTTTCATCACGTTCAAAATCTTTTCTTAGATTTTCAATACGTCTATTATACATTTTGATAGCATTACGTTCATGTTCTTGTTTCACTTCAAAACCTTTATCACTGTTACGTATTTCTGCTATTTCTTCTGCCATCCACCAATACTCATAATTGATATACTTGGCATAAGGTGAGTATTCAAAGTCACCATTTTTCATTTTCTCGTCAATACGAGCTTTAGCTCCTAATGGTTTATGAATTTGGTAACGTCTATGCCAATAAAATACATTAAACTTAGCTAGTTTAGCTGGTTTAGGTGGTGCTTCAATCCCAAATATAGGATTAAATTCTTTCAAAACTTGTTCTACTGTAACCATTATTTTTCCATTAATTCGCCTGCAAATACTTCTTCTAATAATTCCTCAATGTCAGGTAAGTCAGTTAATTCTCTAAAACGTTCAACATCAAAACTAGGTTCTAATAATTGACCTTGGTATTGAACTGTTCTAGCATTGACTACTTCTTCTAAAGTGACACCAATACCATGAGGATATTGATTAGCTGTCCTAATTGTATAATACTTTCCTTTAATAGGACGGTTAGGTACAGTTTCTATTGTTTTTTGTTTCCATGTATCATTGATACATTCTACTAGTGCTCCTACTTTCATATTTTAAATATAACAAAAAATGGCCCGAAGGCCAAACTTTTGTTTATATCTGGGGGCGTGTTTACTTGCCTTCGTTTACCGGACTTTCATCGTCTGGGTAAATTATATCCATCACCGCTTGTACATCAATATTAACTCCTAATTGTTGCATAGCTTTTAAAGCATCCATGATACCGTTTTGGTATGCTGAAGGGGTTTGTTCTTTGCCTGGGTAGTCAAATCCAAGTTCGTTTATCTCTTCTTTGATGATTTGTTTTAGTTGTGATAGTTTCATTTTTATTAAGAATGGTTTATTATACATATCATATTTTATATCTAAATTTATGCCCTTTAACTTGAGTTAATGGTTTTCCATTAGGATTAGGATGACTATTTAAAAAATTCCAAATTGCATTTTTCTTAACACCAAGATATTCTGCTGCTGATTGTTGTGTTGGAAATTCTTTAATAAAATTATCTTCTAAATCAAACATTAATATAGGGCATCTAGGAGCAGCTTTTATTTTACTTTTAAACTCATCAGTATGTTGCCATTTTTTTCTTTTAGTCCCAAAATCTAAAGGTTTAGGTTTGTTTTTTAACGCCTCAGATATTTTTTGTTTAGATTCAGGGGTGTGTTTGGTTGTTCCACTTCCACCTCTATTTTGATTAAGACCTATAATATCACTTTGATAAAAATTAATCCAATATCTTTCTCTTTCTCTTAAAATTTTACCATTTTGTTTATCAGTTAATGAATTATCATAATTAACTAATTCAATAATTTCAGAAATATGATTATCATATCCTAATGTTTTAAAAGACTCTTTTAATAAAGAATTTCCTTGCATTGATGAACTATTTTTATAATGAGTCCATCTTAAATCTATATCTTTAGATAAACCAATGTATATTTTACCTTCAGGACTTGTAATTTTATAAATACCTCTTTTCATATTATATATTTTATCATAAATATATAAAAGAAATTATAGGATCGCTTAACCCTCGCAGGATATACACTCTGATAAACGCTGTAAGTTATCTCCTCTTAATACTGATTCAGTACGTAAGTAGTATAAGGTTTTAATTCCTAGTTTATGAGCCTCTTTATGTACTTGACTAATCCATTTTGGAGTATCATTTGGGTCAAAACATAAATTTAATGAGATAGCTTGGTCAACATATTCTTGTCTAACACCATTTTGTCTTACAATTTCTAATTGGTTGATTTCTTTGAATGTTAAGAATA